TTGTTTTTCTCTTGAAGGGCTACCTAAAACTTGTGTTCTAACAGGACCTGCTGCAGGTAATAATTCTTTGTAAGCTTGTGCTTGGAATTGTGTAACTGCTTCTGCAAGGACTGGGTGTGTTGCACCAGACGCTCCTTGGAACGGTCTTGTTCTTTGTTCAAATTGAAAACCTAAAAGATCTAAACCTTGTGTGTAAGATCTTTCCCATTCTCTTCTAGATTCTCTGTAGTCTGTGTAGTTTGCATACAACTCAGAACCAAGAGGATCTAAAACAGAATCTGGTAATAAGTCAGCCAGATTAGCATAGTGATTGTCACCTTGTTCTGGCGACACGGCACTAGGATCAAAGTTTATATCTACTGATCCATCTTCGTTTTCTCTTATCTCTGTTTTATCAGGGGACGGCATTGACTCCTGTAGTTGTTCAACTACTTGAGCTATTTCATCCTTAGGTGGAATTTTTATTTCTTGTCTTACGTTAGGTAAGCCTTTGTCTATTTCTGCCATTTGTTTTCTCCAAAAGTATAGGTTTATCCTGTTTTTTATCTTTTATCAAGCCTCTAGGATCAGGACCCCTTAATGGAGGTATTGCATCCCATTTAACATTTTTCATGTTTTTGACTAAAGTTGGGTTTTTCATTTGTATCGGTTTCTTATATAATCATCTACTCCGGTGACTTTACCACCTTCTGCATAAAAACCTAACAATCTAAATAGTTCTTCAAAACCACTCAAACCCATTTGAGCAGCAACTAGTTCTGAATTATTAACGATTGCTTCTAAATCAGAACCTTTATAATATTTATCTTTTATATTCTTATATCCCCCTGCTAAATAACCACGTCCTAATTTCTGTCTTACAGGTCCACCTTCTCTAAAAGACTTACCTTTTGTTGCAACCAATTTAATTAAATATTTTGAAATGTTTTTAATGTCATTTGGTTCTAGTTTTTTAGCTAATTTAGAAATAGTTTTTTCAAAAGTTTTTCTTTCCTTAGTTGTCATGTCTTTAATTAATTTTGGTTCACCATCTACACCAGCAAAAGTATTAGCCCAGTTACCTGCTTTCTTTTTAAATTCTAAAGTATCTACATCAACTGTAAAATAACCTATTTGTCCTTTGTATTCTTTACCTAAAGTTTTAATTGCATTGTTAACATTTAATTTAGCTTTTGCATTTAATTCCATTAATTTCTTTTTGTATCCGTCTGGTTTATTTTTAACTAAAAATTCTTGTTCTTCTGCAATCTTTTGTCCAATTTGATTAAATCCTTCCAAAGCTCTATTAGCTTTAGCCATAATTAAGTTTGTCATTTTAGTATCTTGTGGAACACTTTCTATGATAGGATACACGTGGCCAAACTGTGGTCCTGTTTGTCCAGATCCAATAACAGATATTCTATTTCCTTGGCTAACTTTTATTTTTTTATCTCGTTCAATATTCGCTTGATTAGGTTCTTTAAAAGTTCTTTTACCTTGAAACTTAAAATTTAATCCAGGTCTTTCTGTTTCTTTACGTGTTAAAATTTTTACGTTGTTTAATTTACCTTCACCTCTAAAATCTTTTTTAGTCCAGTTATCAGGATAGCTATCAATTATAGCTTGTATCTCTTCATCAGTTCTAAGTATGTATTGATTTTTACCTAATGGATTTCTGTTAAAATCAAAATTTTTTAAAGGGTCATCTGCAAAAGGTAATCTTTTTTCAGCAAGTCCACCTAACTCAAAACGCTCTGCTAATGTCGGAGCTAGTCGTCTCTGCCACCAAGGTATGTAGGCCATTATTTCTTCCTAAAATGATTTGCGATACCACCTGCTTCAAAAGGAATTCCTTCTGTATCTAATCGCATTAGTATCTCTTTTAATTCATCAATAGTTTTGTTTTCAGTGTTTACGTTTTTGTTATATCGTTTAATTTCATTAACAAGATATGTTCGACTATTCATAGGTGTTGAACCTTTGATAATATTTTCTAGAGCCCCGATTGGACCATCGTCGTCCATCATCTTAGTGACTTCTTTGTCTATTCTCTTGTCTGTCATTTTAAGTGCCTTGTCGCTAGACACTGGCAACTCGTCATAATAAACTTGTTTACCAGTTTTAATATCATACACTCCACTTTTTGGTGGGAACTTAGCATTGACAATATCTTTTAAATTTAACTTAAACAATTCTATCTGGGAGTCAGTTGCATTCTTCATGGATCTCATGTGAATTTTTATTTGCTCCATTATGTTATCAGGAATCTTACCGGTTTTGTTTATATACTCTGTAAGTTTTGGATTTACTTTTGTGTTAAATAAACTTTGGCCCATTTTTACAATGTCACCACCCACACCAATTATATCTTTGGGTTTGATGTTGATTCTTGTCGCCAGTTTAAAAATTTCCATTACTGATTTCATAACTAGTAGTACTCCTTAGTTTCCATTGGTAAAGGCTCATCTTTGTAATCTTCAGGGTGACTTATTAATCCCCCTTGCCTAAACCTCATGATTGCTTGTGTTGTACTATCAACCAAGTCGTCATGATCGCCATATGGGAATGCAGCGCATTCCTCAATTACCTCTTGAGCAAACTGCAAATGAGCAGGCGCCCAAATTTGTCCCGACTCAAAGAGCGGGGATACGGCGTTAACTCTCGTATGTTTATCATTTCCACGGCTCGGTGTAAACGAAATTACGGGGATACCCATATTTCTTAATTCGTATGTTAAAGGTAGACCACTGGCCTTGGCCTCAATCAAAACTATCTCAGGCTCCCAGTATTTATATAATTTTAGTGCCTCTCGTCTTAGTTCAGGAAACTCGAATCTTTGTTTGACAGCATCAAGTAATATCAATTGTTGTGGTGCATCTTCTGATTCACGGAAGACTCCCCATGTCGTTATCGCACTGAAGTCGGCAGATTCTTTTTTTAAGAATGCAGTGTCGTAAGATTGTATGACATAGTCGCAAGATGGGATGCCTCTATCTTCTGGCCATTTTCTCCACCATTCACGTTTAATAAGTGCACCCTCTTCTGATGTAGGGTTTTGCATATACTGTGCATTCCATTTAGGTAATGCAACAGATGCTTTGACTGCTTCTAGTTGTTCTATGTCCCAATACTCTGGCCATACAGGTTTACCTGATGGCATAATAGCTGGAAACTCTACTACTTCCCACTGGTCAGCTTTAGGTTCTTTCTGTGCTGCTTGCAACATACCTGTTAAGTCTGCTTTGTTCCAACGTGTCATAACCAATACAATACGACCACCTGGTTGTAGACGTTGTCGTGGACCTGCAGTGTACCATTCATAAGCTCGGTCTAATGCTTTTCTAGACATAGCGTCTTGTTCAGAGTGCGGGTCGTCAATAATTAATAGGTCAGCACCCCGTCCTGTCACAGCACCTTCAACACCAACTGCAAAGTACTCGCCGCCTTGTTCTGTTTCCCAGCGACCAGCGGCTTTGCTGTCTTCCATAAGTCTAGTAGTAAATACTTCTTTGTACTCTTCACTATCCATAAGGTGCTTTGCCTTACGACCAAATCTTACAGCAAGTTCTGCTGTGTGGGTTGCTTGAATAATTTTTAATTTTGGATCATCACCAATCATCCACGCAGGTAATAAGAAAGATGCAAACTCAGATTTGGTATGCCTTGGTGGCATATTCACAATTAATCTTGTCAGTTCACCGGTTCGTAATTTATTAAATTTTTCTGCAATAGTTCTGTGGTGTTCACCTTCAATAAAATCTGGCCACATGTGTTTTACAAACGTCATGAAGTCAGTTCTAATTTTAGTATTTTTTTGTTTTTTATCTAGCTGCACTAAATATCTTTTTAGTTCACGTCTAGTTTCAGGGGCTAAATTATCTATATCTTTTTCTTTTAAAATTTTTTTTATAATATTTTGCATAAGGATTCTTATGGTACCAAAACGTTTTTTACCAGGATTAACTGTCTAAATCAAGCAATTCTAGTGTAAGTTGTGGGACCCCTTTCTACAAAAAGGGTTTTACTAAATAACTAATTTACTTTTTTTGGAATCGGTCTGGTACCTCTATTAATATAATAAATAAGTACCAAGCTACTAGCAACGTGGACCGAGTCGCGAAGCGACTCGGTATGTATGTTAAGGAGTTAATCTAATAATGTCATGTACTGCTTAGGGAAATTTTTTTGGAACCAAGTAATTCCCTTTTGCATAAGTTTATAATCCTCACTTGCCTCAGCACCTATGATCGTATCATAGATAGCAACTGCAAAGCTTGGCAACTTACACGACTGCTGAAATGTTTCATCACTAAACCTATTATGTATTGTTAGTTCTCTTGTAGGTTCAGCACCAAAGAAACATTTAGTAAATGGTTCTGGTATTGTGTAGTCTTTGTTATTGTATTTTATAATCATACTTTCCTCGCTTTCTTCTGGGATCATATAGGATAAGTCAAGCATTGTCAACTACTTTCTTTTCAATATTCCACATATTATAATATCTACTATTATCTTTTGTGGGGTCCTTGATAGGTGTTGTTAGTGGCTCTCGTCTTGGCTCTAGTGCAATGGCTTGAATCCAATGTTTATTCATAAAGTCATTCCAACAACCTTGACTACAAAAATGGGACCAGACATTGTTCTCATTCCATTTAGTTAATGCAATTCTTTTGGTCCTCAATACTTTATTACCTTTGCTACCTCTTATCCTATCTAGTGTTGCTCTTTCATGGCAACTTGGACCATGGCACCAATTATAAGTCATGTCGACCTCTATTATCTGGCAACATTGCCCAAAAAGAAAACAGACCGAATGCCATTACTAAAACACCTAAAGTAAAATCAAATCTATAAGCTAAGATTGGTCCTAAGTTTAATAGAACAAATCCAAACAATAAGAAAAATAATCTCATTAGTGCCTCACTTTCCAAGATGTAGTCGCAGTTCTATATCCATGTGCGTCTAAATCATAATAAACATAATAAGGTGTTCCATTTTTAGAAACTCCATATCTGCTTTTTTCGTCATGTTTGCCTTGTCTTGTTATGTGTTTTTTATGCTTACTTGCCCAATAAGTAATATAAAAAGTTTTATTGTTGTTCATACTTTCCTCGCTTTCTGTCCCTATCCTATACTATATAGGATAGGGTGTCAAGTGTTAATTTACTGCTTGATTTTGTTGTTCATAAAGCAGTCTTTCTGCTATTTTTTCCTCTCTTGTTTTCTCTCTTTTATTCTTCATACTCTTAACTCTATCTGCAAGATTTTTTGGATTGTAGATAGTTAATCCTGTTGAGTTAGTTCTAACAATTTCTGCGTCAGTAATTGCAAGACCAAGTTCGTTGCAAAGTTCTATTGCCTCATCAAGATATTTATAACCTTTCAAACCAAGTTTGATTTCTTTCATCTGATTTAAAATAGACTTAATCCAATTTTCATGCGCTCTAACAAAAAGACCTTTTTGTCTTTTCCAATCCATTAAGAACATGAATTCATCTTCGGAACATGCAATAGACCTATCTCTACAATAGTTTCTACCAATTAAATCTAATTGATACTTTTCATTCCATTGTTTGCCATAGCCACTATCATCATTACCAAGATAACGATTGTTATTATCAACATATTTTGTTTTGTGTGGGTTGTTGTCCTTGCCCTCTTGTTCAATCAAAATATCTGCGTTGCAATTTTCTTGTGCATTGATTTCATCACGATACAAAGCATAGCCATAAGCATAATCCCTTGAAGATGAATAGTTATTATCAGTATCAATAGAACCATTCTTTCTTT